CTAGGCGCAAAGGTGTGTAGGCGCTTCGATCCGCAGGATCGGCAAAAGCGCGGCGAAAGCCTGAACAGGTGTGGCGGATACACCGACCGGAGCCAGTTTCTGGTTCCAACCGTCAAGTAATCCTTGATAGCTAGCCGAGTAGACCGGGTCGCTCCCGGCAGAGGTAGGCCGTCGCGGAGCCGCCGCAGACGGTGGAAGCCCGTCAACCATTTGGTATTTCCCAAAAGTTCGATCCGCCATAAGATGACTGAGGCGCGATAACCAGCAACACTCAGTTATTGCGCCACCTTCTTCTGGCATGCCCTTACCTGATCACGCAGAACCACGTCCTGCCGGGCGATTTCCGGCAGCGCGACAAGCGCTGGGTTCGTGGTGATTTCTGTTGCAGCCTGCCTCTGAAAGTCAGCCGTCCAAGGTGTGATCTGGGGGCAGATTGGCTTTACCGTTTGCCCAGAACAGGCGCAGAGACAGAAGGAAAAGAAAAGCCCGTATAGGCCCATTGCGCCCTTTTTCATCCGGTCCCCGCGTCCAGCCGGTCGAGCAGCTGCTCTTTACTCTGCGGCCCCTCGGCTTGAGCCTTAGCCATATTGGCCTCAACCCAGGTCACGATTTCCGCATCAGTTGCTGCGTGCTCACTGGTTGTCACGCTCTGGGCATTGCGGCCCGCTTTCGTCGCATAAGCCACAAGCCAGATGAGCACCCCAATCGAGATGATTGCGAGTGCCCACCAGAAATATGCGCTCATGCGCCGCCGGTTGCCGCCGTGGCCGTGCCGGGTTTCGTCTTGGCGGCCTTGATGGTCGCGTTGACGCCAGACAGGATCTGCGTGACGCCATCAACAACGCCTGTCACGTTGAAGTTCACGTTGCGCTCAAGCAAAGTCAGTCCGACCGTAACCAGCGAGCCAACGTCGGAGATATTTGCCTCCACAGTCCCGGAGATTGCCTTGCCGGAAACGGTGGTGAAAACGGATTCACCTGCGGTAAGAAGTGCTTGTGTATTCATGGTGGGTTCCAGTCAATTTTTGGGTGTTGTTTTTGCGGCAGCATCGTCAGCATTAGCCGCGTGCTTGCCATTCAGGCCCAGCTTATTGATGGCCTGATAAAGGGGGAGCCATTTGCTGCCATCTTTAGGCCGGGGCCAGAAATACGCAGCCAATGCGCATGCGCTGACCACGAATGAGCCAATTACGCTTGCCGCAGCGGCCCACTGAGCCGGGAGCATGGGCAGAACGTAATTGAATACGGATGCCAGGATCGTTGTTGGGTCCATATCAGGCCTCCATGGCCTCGCGGAAATACGGGACAGCCTCGGCTGCAATCCCGGCCCCGCCTTCCGTATTGTAGTTCCGCTTCCAGAAGGCAGCCCATCCCGCAGCATCATTGACGGCGGGGAGCGCATCGGACGAACGGTACGTGTGAACGGCGCACATGGCGGCGGCATAGATGGGCCGATCTACCAGCCGCGCCGCTTCTGGCTTGGCCCCGCTCAGGATGCCCAGAAGCGCTGCCTGCAGGTCTGGCCGGTAGCGAATGAAATTGCGCCACATGTCATCATGCGTTGCGGTTTCCATCTGCCAAAAACCCTTGGCTGTTTCTGCCGGGTTGGTCTGGACAAGATAGCGATACCCGCTCTCTTTATTGCCAATGCCCAGCACACCCTGCATGCGGGAAAGGTTATTCAGCGCAGGAGGAAGCGATGCCAGCGCGGGCCGCACCCATAAATCCCGCACGTGAGGAAGGTAGAGGCCGCTCATTGGGTGATCCAGTGCAGGAAGTAAGCCACTCCTGCGGCAACGCCCCCACCAAGCCCAGACCCGCCCGCAATGAACATGGCGCGGACAGACTGGCCTTTCCGTACTTCCGTCAGAATCTCTGCCAGCGTTGTTTTCTGCCCCTGCTGCTCATGCTCGACGATAGCCAGCCGCTCGTTCGTGATCTGCTGCTCACGGCGGATTTCCATACCCTCATCTCGGGTCATGTAGGCCTGAGCCGCATCAGCCGTCATGATCAGTACTCGCACCGGGCGTTGACGGTGACGGCTGTAGCGTTCCCGTCTGCACGTTCCACGGACAAAGCCGAGGCGTCAGTAAGGCCATAAAAAACGTAATATGTTCCGGGGAATACGGGCTGCGCGGCACCAGAGCCCCCCTGCTGCACCTGCACAGTGGTGTCTGTGTTGTTGGCAATCGTCATCTGTTTGCAGGACTGGGCGGGGAATGGCGTGTAGCTGGCGGATGTGGAGATGCTGAGGTTTGCGCCGCCGGTGAAAGTGGGGGAGACGGGAGAAATGGTCGATGAACCACCACTGCCCCCAGAGCCAGACCCGCCAAGTATTACAACAAGTGGGTTTTTGTCCGTTCCTGTGCGCTGCCCATACTTGAACAGCTCAACAGGAGCGGCTGCCTGCGTCTGGGCAAGGGCCGGAGTGGCAATAAAAAGGGAAGCGGCAAGCAAAAGCAATCGCATGGGGCAACATTCGGTAGAGCGAATTGTGCCGCCAGCGCGAAGCGTGCCGTGGGGTGAGTCTAGTACAGGTTGTGGGTTGGGGGCAAGGAGAAAGGGGTTGCCTATTTCTCAAACGGCAGGAATCAATCTTCCCTTTAAAAGGAGAAGAATCTTATGCCCCAGATTACATCAGAGTGGATATTTGGAGCATTATGCGTATTAATTTACGCAGTTTATTATGCAGGAAAGAAAATAGAAAAAGCCATATTCGATGTTCAGGTTGAAATATCCTGCATGGACAAGAACATGCGAGACATTTTTTATGACAGAATGACTGGCAATGCCTTAGAAAATATAAATAGCAGTATTATGGATTTACAAAGCAAAGTTGAAAATATTAACAATAAAATTGATCCCCCTTTTAGATCTCTCCCTTGAAACAGATTTTATTTTTTCTCCACAGATCAAGACGAACACCAGGCAATCTAAGGAAAGGGGCAGATATCTTTGACCCGCATGACAATGCTGGCATTGTTGGGGTTGTGGAGTCAGGTATTGCCTTCTGCCTTGTCGGCCAGCCGCTCGGCGACGGCGCGAAGGGCCAGCCGCTCACCCTCGTTCATGGCTCGCCACATGCGGACCAAGGAGCGCTCATTATCAGTCAATTCCTCACCCTCATCTAAGGCGTGAGCGGAGAGCGAGAGATATACACTCTCTTCAAGTCTCTGAACGATTTCCGCATTCATGGAGTGTGAGCGTAAATCAGCCTGTGCCTTGAGATTATCAAGGAGGGCACGTGGCATACGCAGGGTGATCGGTACTCTTCGTTCATCGCTCATGATGACTCCATAAACCAAATTGACTGCATTTTCCAGTTGACAACCAAAATGGTGTCATGCCTTATGGATGTGCAACCATTATGGTTGGATGGAGGAAAAATTGAGAACCGGGACGCAAATGAAAATACGCCTGCCCCCCGAAGTGCATGCGCACGTTAAGGAAATGGCAAGTCGACAAGAGCGCAGCCTTAACGGGCACATCGTCTTCTTGCTTCGGCAGGAAATGGAAAAAGAAAAGGCGTCAGGCCCAGCCGTAGGAAGCAAACCTGACGCCTCTGACAGTGAATAAGGAAACACTGATATGAGTTCTATTACCACAACATCGGCCCCAAATTCTAGCCCAATGATGTCCAGCAAGGAAATTGCTGAACTGACAGGCAAGCGGCACGATAACGTAGTGCGCGACATCAAAGACATGGTTTCGCAGATTTTAGGCCATTCCTCAGATTTGAGGAATGAACAAATTCAAGGAGTTACGGTAGAAAAAGACCATCGTGGCTTCATCAAGGTTATCCACCTCGACCACAGCCACACCATTACGCTCATCACTGGTTACGATGCCCGGCAGCGCAAGAGGGTGGTGGACCGCTGGCTTGAGCTTGAAGCTAAACCAGCCATCGCCCCCGAAACCCCCGAAATGCTAGCCTTCCGTGCTATCACGGCTTTGCAGGGCAAGCTGGAAGTGATCGAGGAGCAGGCCAAGTTACAGGCGGCTATGCTTGAGGCGGCACAACCCAAGGCTGCCGCGCTGGACGCAATCTCAGAAGCGGAAGGCGATATCGGAGTGCGGGATGCCGGGAGGGAGTTAGGCGTCGGCGTGTCTAAGGTGGTTGCATTTCTGCTGGATCACAAATGGGCCTGCCGTGAAGGCGAGAAAAAGAAAAAGCTCCGTCCCGCACATTATGGTCTGTCGCAAAAGTATTGCCGCCTTGTGCCAAAGGCCTACCCGGACCGCCATACTGGAGAGACCTGCATCGGCCACGACTTCAAGATTACGACCCGCGGCCTCGCCCGTCTGGCCATCCTGCTCTGCGGCACCAACTCGGAACCAGCCCGGCGACTGAACGGCATGAAGGAGAAAGGTGCGCCTGTCCCTTTTGCCAAAACGCCAGCGTAAGTGCCGTAGTGGCCAGCCACCCCTTCGGGGGTGGCAACGCTGGCGGGAAGATGAATTGCTACACCCTCGCGTCAAACCTTGGCCTGACACTGCGTGTCGTGGCGGATATGGAAGAAGGGAAGCTCCCGTCGCCAATGGCGCGGGAATATCTGCAAGCTGGCGCAAGAGCCATCATGCAGATGTGGCGCGATCTGGAAGAGCAGGAGCAAAAAGCCATAGCCTAAGAAGACCCTACCCCCGCGCCGCTACTCTGTGGTATGTGGGGGTATGGTTCTGCTCTACGTCGTCGCGGCATTCGTGTTCTTTATGTGGTGGGTGCGGGGTAGTATTTGGCCTGCGCTTCCTCTTCCTATCCTTTTGGTCCTTATTGAATACGTTTCCTGCAAGGATCAGGGGCGTCCCGACCCACCTGGAGCCTTGATATTCCTTGTGGCGATAGGGGCAGCATCCTTCATCCCATATGCGGTCAAGCGCCACCGAGCCCGGCAGTTCGACCGGATGATAAATGGCGTCACTTTTTTGGGTAAGGATTAGCCAGCATATTGTCCAAATAGTTCAGTGTCTTATCTTTTGTGATAGCGGCTCTTGCTGCCGCTCTTCTTGCGGCAGCGTCTGCCAGCGTTTTCCCGGCTGCGGCGGCCAGCAGTCCGCCATCCCAGCCTCCCGTTAAAGCCCCTCCCAAACCAACGCCAGCAGCCCCGGCTATTTTTGCAGATGCGCCCTGTGCCATATCCAGCATCTTGCTGTTGGTAAACAAATTGACGTTTGTGTCAGAACCCCTTGCTTTCCCAAGGTCCTTTCGGGCCTCAAGCCGGAAATCATCGCGCAGATCTTCGAGCGCCTGAAGTTGCTCGTCCGTAACAGCATCAGAATCCCGAACGCCGGGCTTCATCCGGTTTCGCCTGAGCGTTTTAACGTATGTGTCCAGTCTATTAAGAACCACATCCCCATTCGAGTTTGTCAGGTTCGCAGCCTGCAAATGGCGCATTGCATCAATCGGGCGGCTCAGCTCTTCGTATTGCTGTAAATAGCGGTCAAACCCCGGAGCCCCGGAATTAATAGCATCCGTGACAGTTGGCTTGAGGTCCAGCAACTGGGAAGCCGCTGCCTGCCCATCGCTGGCGGTGCCCCGTGCACGCGGAGCCACCATATCCCCCATGAATTTGCGAACGTTCCACAGTTTGCCGGGCATCGCCAGACCGTCCTTATCCGCAACGGCATTCACGGATTTCAGGACGCTTATCAAAGGCTGCTGAACCGTTTCTCGCCCTGCATTGTCGTCAATCAACCGAGCAAGGTGTTGCCTGATAGGCGTTACATCCACAGGCTGCTCATCACTGAAAGCCGCCTCACGGTGCTGCACCTCAGCCGCATTTCTGGCTGCTTCCGCCGCCTCAAGCTGTTCTGGTGTGCCGATCACCTTTTGAGCATATGCATTTCGAGCCGCCGAATTTTGCTGTTCCAGCGCCGTAAACAGGTTGGGATTGGCTGCCCGACGCTGCCGCTCAATAAGGGCAATGCCTGGGTTCCCTGTAGCCTGAGATGCCGTAAGTCGAACACCCGGAATTTTTGACTCAACAAGCTGAACTGGGCCGCCTTTTTGGGAATCTTCCAGAATAGTCTGCGCCAGCTTTTCAGCATCTTGCGGCTTACTGAAAAGCCCCAGTTTGATTGCTTCAGGGGGAACTTGTGTTGCGGTCTGCGCTTCGCCAGCCTCTCCCTCTGCGGTTTTTTCCCCAGTAATCCCGGCTGTATCCGGCGCACTGCTTGAAGCCGCCTCCGTCGCCGCAGAAGGAGCTTCTCTGCTGGCGGCAGCAAGACTGGCCGCATCTCCTTCAAGCGGCGGGGCAAGGCGGTTTACTACGGACGATGCCGCGTTTCCAAGTTTGCGGCCAGCATACCCTAAAGCGGCCCCGGCACCCTCAAACATGGGCACTCCAAGCGCGCCGGCCCCAGCGCCCCACCAAGGGTTTTCACCCTCCATTTTTGCCAGTGCGCCACCCTGTATCGCGCCACTTGCCATGCGGGTGCCGAGGCCGCCATTGCCTACTAAAAGATTAGTCCCGGCTTGAACGGCGCGTCCAGCAGTGCCGCCCAATGCCGCTGCCGCCTCTCCTCCTGCCGCCGCAAGAAGTGGGTTGCCGATCATGGCACCCATAACAGCAGCTTCCGTACCGGCTAACGCCTTGCCTGCGGGAACGGCATAGGGGTGCTGCGCTGCTATTTTCTTATCCTGCGCATCAGCAGCCGCACGTCTTGCGTCAAAGTCCAGACTGGTCCCTGCCAAGGCATGCTTTAGCCCCGGTATCTTGCTGGCGACAAATAGCGCCCCACGATGAAGTTCATTCTGCGCGGCCTCGTCTGCACTGCGGCCAAACTCCGCCAGATTCCCAAGCCATGTGCCTTGATGGGCATGGGCACGCATAGGGAGAGAACTATCTTCTTCATGGCCGAAGACATTATCAAATTCAGCCGTGTCAGCTTTTTTTTGCGCAGGATGGCTATGACCCTCATATGAGTCGCCGAACATTTTATCAAATTCTTCAGTGCCAGGCGGGGCGCTTTCTTTCCTATCTGGTGAAACCGAAGTCCCCGGCCCCGCAAAGGGATCATCGCCAGACTGTAGCCCAGCATACTGCGTTGCGACCTTTTGAGGATACGCCATAGTTTCAGGGTTCCCCCATTTGGTGCGGTCTGTTCCGCTATTGTAGGCACGTAAGGCATCGGGAACATCCCCGTATCGGTCCAGATTTTCTCGCAGGACTCTCGCGCCGCCATAGATAGACTGCACCGGGTCGTGTGGGTCTATGCCAAGGCTTTGTGCAGTGGCTGGCATGATCTGCATGTGGCCCACAGCCCCAGCGCGGCTTTTCACATCCGGATCTCCGCCGGGGTCTTCCACCATATGCACGGCGCGCAGCAGAGTAGGGTCTACGCCCCAATATTTCCCAGCACGCTCGTAATGCTGGTCAAGATTATCTGCCACTCGGAACCAGCCCGGCGCGTGCCATGCTACTATATTTCACCTTAAAAGCCTCAGCTATCCCATTTTTTTTCATCGCATCCATTTCCTCCTTTCGCTCGGCGGGGGTCATTTGAAGAAACTGAAAAGCCATGGGGGTAAAGTTCTGGTTAAATTTCTGCCGCCATGCGGTAAATTGAGAAGCAGGAAGACCAGAATTCTGCCAAGCATTCATCATGGCATTTATTGCTTCCTCATTTCCTTTCATTATATGGATCAGCTTTCTATTGGTTCCCTCCTGAAATTTGCTGTTGGGGCCGGAATGTTCTGCCGCACTAAGCCGCGCGTCAGATGCGCCCAACACCTGCGCCTGAGCATTAGCGAGCTGCTGGGCAAACTTATTGAAGCCTTCCGCGTTTTCTAGGCCGCCCTCATCAAACGGAATGGGTGAAACAACATTGGCTAGAGATGCAAGTCTTCGAATTTTTTCATAGCCGGGTCCGCTATGGAACCCCGTAAGATCATTCTCCATATTGTTGAGAATACTCATCCGATCATTTCGCTGCGATGCCGTCTGCATCAGGGCATTTGCTTCTTTCGCACTAGCTTCGGCGATTGCCCGTTGCGCCTCAATGGTTCCGGGGGCAGGCCCCTGCGTGAAGCCACCCGTCTGAGGCGATGCTCCGCCCCCAGCAAACGGGCCCGCATCACCCTGATAGCGCCCATTCCCCATAACATCGACGGGCACCGTTGGTTTGCCAGTGGTGTCTAAATATCCGCCCTGCCCATTTGCCCGCACTACGTCAGCGCGTGTTCCCAACTTTGGGGTTCCGTCCGGGGCATTATAAGGTTGCGGCGTTGTTGCTTCACTCGGGGAAAGGGTTTTTGAGATAGGTGCCCCCTGCTGCACACCGCCTTGCCCGCTGGCAGCAGAGCCAACATTCTGCCATTCCAGATGGCCACCCACGTCCACAAGCTGCATAGTCCCGTATCCATCTTTGTAGGCGCTCTCAGGCCCGGAGGCGGCATCGTACAACCCACGAACTTGCTGCTTGAGTGCATCACCATCTTGCGGCAGAGAGGCGTAGCTCTGGTTTGCCTGATCAATGGTCATGATACCATGAGCAATCGCGCTCCCGTATGCTGGAGCCAAATCCTGCTTGGTAAGATTCTGCCTGTTCGCGTAGGGTGCCAGCATGCCTGCTATCATGCCCATGCGATGCTGGTTGAGGTTGAGTTGTGACGTATCGTTTGTAACCCCCTGTCCCTGCTGGACAAGACCAGTAGTTACGGCTTCGGGCAGGCCATACTGTCCCGCTTCCGTTGCGCCCATGTCTTTATAGACGCCGGGCATGTTATATTTGCCCGTTAGCTGGTTATAGTTATTGGCGTAGGCTGCTCCGGAGGCTTTTTTAGCCGCCATTGCCAATGCATTTTGACTATAGGCCAGCGCCTGATTTTTAATCTCCTGCGCGGCTGCAATGTTTTGCAGTTGGTTAACCTGCGGCTGGACCGTTCCCTGCCCGATGCCGAGCAGAGCGTTGGCGTTCATGTCAAATCCGGCCATTAGTCCGCCTTCCCTGTCCCGCCGTTAATCAGCTTGTTGTAGGCAGCATAATTGCTGCCATAGTTCGCGGCCTGATTGCCCAGACTATTGAGGCCGTTCTGTAGGGCATTCGCCTGCGCTGTTGTGCCTGCCATTGCCGCGCCAACACCTGCCATACGCGCCTGGCCAGACAGGTTGGCGGCGTTAAGGGTGTTTGTTCCCTGCTGGTTGAGGGCGTTGTAGCCGTAATTGGCCAGCGTATTCGTATCGTTAAACTGGTTTTGATACGTGCTGTCAGCCAAACCTGAAGCAAAGGTGGAAGCGCCTTTCAGCGCGGCCCCGCTATTCGCGAGCCCCCGCGCCGCCGCGCTATTGGTGGCAGCCTGCTCGCCTTGTTGCAGGTTCCATTTATAGCCTGGAGTGTTCTGTAGATAACTCTCTGTCAGGCCATTAGACAGAGTATTGAGAGCGTTTGTCCCCGAATCTGCATATGGGTCCAGCAGCGCGTTTGCGCTTGTCCCCGCCTGCGTCAAATTTGAGGCCACTTCCTTGCCAGTCTCATTGGCCCGGTTCATGGCCTTCTGTGCCATAGCCATCTGAGCGGCTGTCGTTGCGGCTGTCGTTGCCGCCTGCGCTGCCTGCCCCACTCCGAACGTATCACTCATTGCGGTCGTTCCATTTTATAAATTACATGAGGGCGCGTAACCCCATCAGCGCATGGCGAATCAAATTTCTTCCATCTGGAAAACCCTAGAGCATGCATGGTAAATCGAGCCTGCCGTGCGCTATCTGGTATCGGAGCAATCATCAGGTCAGATGGCTGTGTGTCCCACCACCAGTCCCTGATCTGGCGCATGATCGAAATAGCCTCCCTGCCGCGCCTCTCTGGAACTACAGCCTGATGGCACTCATGGACGCGAGTCTGAACCTGCCTGAACCCAACAACAATTCCCGGCAGCGCGATAACCAGCCGGTCCTGCACGTCTGCGATCCGCCCGGTATCTCCATAGATTTCAGGGTGCGTTATAACCCGATTGATCGCGCCAATATCGTTGCACGACGCGCCGGGTATTGGTGGGGCTGTGTAAATCACGAGAGCGCATATCCGTTGAGAACGCAGACAAGCCCGGCACCCGACGCAAGCAGTTGGTCGCCACTTGTCAGGACAAGGCTCGATAGCTCAGGAAGAAGGTCGGTCCCGTTTGCCTGAATGGACCGTTCCGGGATCAGGTCGAGCGCTACGCCGCCAGATCGCTTGATCTGAAGTGTGAACGCTACGGCCTCCGTGGTCGGATTGGACAGAACTCCGCTGGTGACGACGTATGTCCCGGAACCGGCGGTGAAGACTGATGCTTTTGACGACGTGAGTGTCGTTCCTGACTGTAAAGATTTCGCGATAACGGCCATCAACGGTTCATGACCGCAAAGGTCATGCTCTCATCTTGATTCTGTGCCGCCTGAGCGTTGCCGCGTGCCGTGGCTGCAAGAATAGATGAATCCTGCGCCGTTTCCAATGCTTTTAATGCCTGAGAGCGTATGGATTGCGCGTCGAGCAATACCTGCGTTGCCAGCTCAAGCGCGGCCTTGGCTTCAGTTAGTGCAGCATTCGCCATACTTTGCGCCTGTGCTGCCGAGAGGAGGGCAATATCAGCCTCCTGCGCTGTCCATGCGCTGTCTGTTCCGGGTGCGTAGCCAGTACGTTCCCAGAGACGACGCAGGAATGCATATCCCTGAGGTGTCAGTGTGCCGTCCTGATTGCAAATCTGTATCGGAAGAGGGCTGTTCAGAACCTTTGGTGTCGCGCTCATGATCGGACGGGCTCCAGATCAATGAACGCACCCATCAGCGCAGTCTTGCCGGGAGCCGTCCATGTCAGGCGATAAACCCGGTCACGTGCCAGCCCCAGCCTCCAGATTGACGGCCATGCATTCCCGAACGTGCCAAGCGTGAGTGTCTGGGGCGTGCAAAACGATGCGCCTCGATCATCGGACCAGTCCACAGAAATTATCTGCCCACCACCATTCTGCATGTCGAGCATGAACTGCCGATGGATGCTACGTGTGCCATCAGTCAGCAGGTGAGGAAACGCGCGCTGCCGTTTTATGGGGCCGTCATTGTCGGTGAATGTGTCGAGATCGACCTCATAGATCGACCCATTTTCGAAATCACCAGCGAACACTTTTCCATATGCCGCCGCCCAGCATCCGGCCCGGTGCTGAATCTCATCGCCGTTTGCATCGAGGCTGCACCGTTCGTGCCATAGGCCGATTGACACATCGTAGACCCAAGACGACTGGCCCGGTACGGACAGGACATAAAAGACGTGACCCTCCTGCTGGTAAACGCTGGCTACCGCTTTCGTCAGATCAGGCGCATCCTGAAGCGCTCCCTCCACCGGAAACGTCGACACCGGAGCGCCTGTGGTCTGCTGGCCCATATACACGCGGGCATTGCCGGCGCGATCGTGCCCCAGCCACATAAGGCCTCCATTGGGCGTAACGGCCGTGGTTGGAATGCGAGCGATTGTGTAAGGGCTGAGGCAGCCTGTTTCCAACGTCACGCCCTGCACGCGCTGGAACGGGAAATCAGGAGCGCCACTGTCATACCAGAACTCAATCTGATTACGTCCAAACAGCCAGATATACTGGCCGAGAACTGCAAGCCCCATGATCGTCCCGAGGCTCGTCGCGTCACTGGCCACATACAGGCTATCAAACGGCGTCTGGTTCTCATCCGCGAACTGTGCCGGGCTGGTGTACCAATTGGTTGTGTTCGGGTTCACGAACAGAAAAAACGCATCCAGAATATCAATCGTTGGCGACCCATAGAAGGCATCGTCAGAAATTTTGGTCAACTCTCCATATGGTGAGGATGATGCTGTTTTCAGCGATATTGAAGCTGCGGCCATAATATCTGCCGTGGTCGCCTGCGACAGGGCAAGCGTTGTATATCCGCCGCTATCATTCCAGACTGACAGAATACTCAGAACCGTGTTTGCTGGTATTTCAGAAGTGATTCCAACTGATAGTGTGATATCGGTATAATCACTGTTGCCAGCGCTTGGTGTCACTGATGCAATAGTAGTCCCGGCAGGAAGGCTGCCTCCAGATATAACGCACCCGTTTACCGCGCTTATTTTGCTCTGGACGGTTATATGAGCAGACCCTGCCGCCGCATAACCTGACGTTGTGACGGACAGAGCCCCAGATGCGCTAATAACGGTTGTACCATCAGCAATGCCGTCGCCTGATAGGGTATAGACGTATCCGGCCTTAACAGCGAACGCGCTCTCGACCGTCAGGCTGGTGGCCCCAGCCGGGGCACTACTGTTGACAGTATAGCCGAATGTTGTCGTGCTGGGCTGTGAACTGCCGGGCAGCAGCGGCATAGAGCAGTACCACCCATTCCCACTGGTGCCGTCGACGATAAACAGGCATGCCCCGTTGTCGCACATGCGAACAGGTAGTTCTCCAGGAGAAATATTGCCTATTTCGGTGACATCGCCACCGTTGCTGATAACCACAACCTGCGAGCCAGCTACACCAATCAGATCCCCCTGTGTGGTCTGGTACAGGCAGCGCACAACCCCAGACAGAGATGCTATCCGCTTCAGTCCAGGTGTCAGGTAATATGCAAACCGGACCGGCTCTCCATCATCTGGCGGGACCGGCTCGGCATACAGGTTGAGACAGCGTTGCGCGGCTACAGAAACGGCCCGCGCATCATATGAGCCGCCTGACAGGTTTATGCGCTGCAAAGCCATTACAGCGCCCCAAGCGCCACTTTTTTGAATGCCCCGGCGCTCGTACAGACATACAGATAGCTATCGTCGTTCATGATCGTGCCCTTACTGCATGTCGTCGATGCAGTGGGTGTGTATCCCCCTGTCAGCTGGAGGCCCTTCATCACAGCATAACCATTTTTGTCGACAGAAGAGAGGGTATCTCCATTCGTATCGAATGCGCGGAAAAAGAAGCCGCTGTCAGATGGTGACGCCTTTATCGCGACATAGTCGTCAGCATTTTCTGCGGTTGCGCTGAAGGCTATCTTCCCAGCCGTGGAGGCGAGCGTTGTTCCACTGGAAATGATGCCAGGTGTGGTCACATAACCGTTCGTATCGACGTTAAAAACCTGCGTTCCGCTGCTGTTATACCCCTGATACAGGGAGCCCTGATTATCGCTTTCCGCAAACGCCATGAACGCTTTGAGAGAATTACGCACGGATACGCCAGCCCCCCAGTTTAGCGATCCGGTTCCGCTATAGGTCCCATGCTGGATATCAAGCGCAACGGAATTGAACGCGTTCCCCGCAATCCCGCCGCCTGTAACGAAAATCCCGCGTGAGATGCCCCCATCTGCCACGGCACCATTGACGTTCACGTCGATCTCGTAAGCGGTACCCGAGTTCGTATCGAGATTCAGAACGTCATTGTCGACCTCGGTATTGATCTGCGTTCCCGACGCGCCTCCAGACCCTGTATCCGCGCCACGATAGACGCACGCAATCCAGTGCCGGGTTGGCGTCTGGTCGTTGCCGTTGGGACGATTTGGGCGGCACTCGATGGAAAGCGCCTGATTAGTCACTTTGTTTTTTTGCGGCAGGGCGGCCGGGTCAAACTCCATCTTCAGGTTGGTGGTCACGTTCCATGGGTTTGTGTAGGTGGAATTGAATGCACCCCCACCGGTCTCTGGCGCGCCGATGCCTGTTCCTGAAAACCTGCTGCCATTGAGGAATGAAATTCCAAGGTTCCAGTTGAGCAACTGTCCGCTGCTGTTGATCAGATTGGAGGATCCGGTCAGGGTACCGACATTATAACCCGACTGACTGAATGGAATATTGATGATTGGCACCCCGGAAGAGGAATAAGCTGCCAGCAGGCTGGTCGCGCTATCTGCTGCCCCCGGAGCAGCCCCGAAATCGAGGGGGTTGGCAATATCAAGGAAGTGGTTGGACAGCGTTCGGGTGGCCGTGCCCACATTGCCGACCGTCTGCTTGCCGTCCAGCGTGCCACCATCGATGTTTGGCGCATTCAGCGTCCCGTTATTCACGTCTGTTTTGGTCGAAAGGGCTGCGCGCATACCCTGAGGTCCATCAAGGGGCACCGGACGCGCCAGCATGGGTATTGCTTGTGCCATGGCAGCCGAGGGGGCCGCCGCAACCAGCAGTGCTATAAAAAACTTCCTCATAGTCTTTGTATCTCCAATCCGGGCCACCAGAAGCCGCCATTGCTTGGCGTCAGGGCTGCTGGCATCCCTAGCGTCGGTATCTGTGTGTTTGCGGTGCGGATCGTATTCATCGCGGATTTGGCGCACGCCACAACCGTGGGAGAGGCTTCCTGCCCGTAAGAGGGGGCCATACGTGCCGCCAAGCACCACATGAGTGCGTCCCAGTATTCTGGTGGCAGGTTGATGATGCTGTCAGGCGCGAGATTGGTCAGAAGAGGCTGCTTCACCAGAATGTGCAATTCCCACATCTCTGCTGGCGGTATGGGCCAAGGCATGAAGCGGCCATATGGGTACGCCGGGTCGTAATAGGCATAGATGGGCCATGCCCTGAGCCCCTTCAGCCCAATCCCGGAATAATCCTCGTAGGACTGGATGATAGTCAGCGGGAAATCGATCGGATTTTGCCCGTTCTCCAAGCCGTTGCTCCCCAACAGGAAATCGCGGTTGAAGTCACCATCATCGAAGTCCCCCGCGGTCGATGGCGTGCCTCCATTGAGCAAAATCCGGGCATAGGCAGACTCAATCTTGTCGGTTCGTACAGGCATATCAAATGCCTGGCCGGGTCCCACATTGTAGTGGGAAGCGCCCGTGCTGGTGCAGAACAGATCAATCAGATTGGGAACAATCCAGCGACGTCGCTGCCATTGGGCGAGCATCATATTGAGATGCATGATGCCATCTGCTGTGTCCGGACCGCTGGCAGTTGTGCCCATAGCGCCAACACCAATCTGACGCAGGGCCATGCCGACTAGGTCAGAGACCAGATAGCCTGTCGTTTTGTCAGGTGTTCCGTCCATTTGGAGGGCGTCCCTTCCGCCGCATTACCTGCTGTTGTGGCGCGTTCCGGCGCTCAGGCACAGGACGGCCCATCATGCGGGCTCTCACCCGCGCTTCTTCCTCTGCGTCCCGAACAGTCACGGTCTCGTAACCGTTCGGGTGGTGCAGGCATTTTGGATACGGACGCATCAGCCCGCTTCGATGATATCCGGCACAATGCAGATCCATTCAGGGCGCAGTACGCCAATACCGAACAGCACATCAAGGCGGGTTCCAAGCGTGTCGTCGGTGCCATTGTAGTAGGTCAACGTACGCATAGAGATGCCGTCGAGGTTTGCCATACCGCAATCCACGACGCCCTTATTGACCTCCATCAGGTCAACAGTCACCATCGTCATGGCCTTCTTGTTGAACAGCAGGTTGCGGCGGATGGTTTCGCCCTGCTTGCCGACAAGATTGATGACAGCATCAGCCTGCGGGGCTTTGTCCACCGTCTGATACTGTGCCTGAGAGCCATCAGTAGCCGGGCCAACCAGAGCGGGCGACACCACAACAGACGTGGCACCAGAAGCAGCGGGCTGCGTCACCACAAACTGCATGGGAACGCCGTAAGACTGCTTGGTCACACGGTTCACCTGATTGACGCCAGCAATGGTGATCACATCACCAACATTCAGGCCGCCATTCAGCGCAGAACAGCCAATGACCGAATTCTGCGGGTATGCTGTCGGGCTGATTTGCCCAGGGATGGCGTTGCCGGTGTTGGTAATGTTGGTCACGCTGCCGGTAGCGGTCGCCTTGCCGTCGTAAGAACCCGTGGTGGTAACAAGACACGTCTGGTCGCTGATCCACTCTTTGACGCCCAGAAGCGGGGCCTGCATGGATCCGGTCGTGGTCTGGTCGCCAATCTTGGCCTGCGGATTGAACAGACCCATCAGCCCAGACACCGTATTGGCATCCGTGTCAGGGTCCAGAACGGCAAAGCGGTCCATGGTCGGCGCATGCTGCTTGGTCAGCTTCGCCTTAGCCTTCAGCCATGTGTCAGAGGACGGAGCAATGGTGTTGCCCTTCTCGTCCGTATTGCGCACCATGTTGGCTGCACCCAGCGCAAGCTGCATGGCAATATTGGCAACAGTGCCGGTCAGGTTGTTGACTGACGGCTCGATGTAGCGCCCGCTGAAATCATCGATATTCAGGGTGCGTTCCTGCGTATCAAACGCGAGAGAGACATGCTTGCGGTAAGCAATCGTCAGCGGGATGGAACGCTCGGTGATGGACTGCGGACTGACAACCGCGCCATCGCCTACAACCGGGTCGTTCGGCAAGCGGACGTTGACGGACGCGCCAATCTTCGCCCCAGACTTGCCGAAATAGCTGTCATAGGAACGATCAACGTTCTTGATGAAGCCGTTGGTGTCACGAAACAGCGGCAGGGCGCGTTTGGTGATGATCATGTCGTTAATAAGCTGATTAGTAGCCACGGGTTTCGGCTCACAATATACAGTGACGCTTTTGCGCCTATCGTGCCGCTCTCGCCAAAGGCAGAACGTGTGCCGGTTACGAGCACCGGAAACAGCCGAGTTAGCGCCCTCGTGGCGTTTGCGGGGTTACTGCCCCGCGCAGGTTAGGACCGAACGCCCGCTTTCCACAAACGGTCAAATTCAGCGGCGGAAATGTTGGGGTCATAAATAGACCGCTTCCCACCTGATGCCGCCCCAGTTGGCGCTTTTACCGGCGGCGGGGCTTTTGAAACCTGAGGTGCTACAGGCTGGGTTTCCTGCTGTACCTGTTCTGGTTTGGCCAGTGTTCCCGCGAACCGTTCCAGCAAAGCAAATTGACGGCGCTCGGGAGCGTCGAAAATTTCACTCGCCTTATCTGGGTCGTGAGCCAGAGCGTAGTACACTGCGCCAGCATTTGGCAACTCTGAAATATCAGAAAGCAGTTGGCGATGGGATGCATTTTTGAAATCTAACCCAGCTTGCTCGCTAAGGAGTTGCGTCAATGTACTGGGGTTGGCCGTTGGGTCTGCCTGTTGCACGGCACTCGCAATGGCATTGCACCGATCATTGAACGACCGTGCCTCAGTTTCCCGCTGTGCTTTCTGCTCGTATTCGCGCTGCACCTGTTCGCGTATCTGGTCGGCCGTCAATTCCGGGGCTGGTTCTTCTTCGCCTCGGGACGCTTTCAGGGCGCGGGCATATTGCGCGGCTTCTTCCTGCGCTGCTTGTGCGCGTCGCTCAGCCTCACGACGCTCATACGTGATCTTATCAATCTTGCGCTGCATCCATGCGGGCACAGGCTTTTTATCATCCGTCTGTGCAGCAGGCTGGCTAGGCTCAGCGCCTTCCGGCTGGGAACCCTGCTCTACTCCCTCAGATGCGCTTTGAGTGATATCGTTATTGATATCAGGTGCGGTATCTACGGCTGGGGCTTCGATTGTTTCGCTCATACGTCAACAGCTCCTATCACTGGGTTAGCGGCATGGATTTCTCCGCCCGGCGGGTTTGAGGAAGACAGGCGCGGCAGATTTCCGGGGGGGCCGTCCTGCATGGCTGGCATAGGCCCAACTTCCTGCTGCCTTCCCCCTTGCAACGCCTCAGCCACAAGCTGGTGGACCAACACGCGCAACGCATCAGGATCAGTCGAGCCAATGGCCGCCATTCGGTCGGTCTCAGCCTTATACCGGGCAGTATCTTCCGCCATCGCATCTTTGACTTGCGTATGTTGCTGCGCGTCGGCCTTAATCTGGGTATCAGCCTGCTTGTCTTTAAGCTGCCGCTGCAACTGACCTATCTGCCCCTGCAACTGCTGGATCATCTGTTGAGCCTGCCCTAGGCGCGGATCATCAGACGCGGGCTTGAGGCGGTCGGCAATCTCATCGGCAAGTGGGAAATCAGCACTCAGGAATACGAGGTCGCCAATCTGCCCCATCAACTGTGGGTCTGCCTGCACAATCTGCGTCAGGGCGTTGAACGCATCCTGTCTCCGCGTTGCGAAAGCTGGGCCCACATCCGCTTCAACATCATACCGGCCAATCGTGGGATTGATGGCCAGAATTGCCCCCTCAATCTGCCGTTGCTTAGCTAGTGACATGCCCTGCGGTGGTTGCTGCGGCTGCCCATCAGGCCCCGGAGGCAGCGCGACTGTGGCAGACTGCTGCAAATTCGGGTCAACGACTACGCCGGTCTGCGTACCGTCCATCCCGAGCGACTGAACGGCCCGTTGCGTGTCGTAGACTTTCGGAATGGCGCTGATGAGCAAGCGCCCAATGTAGCGCAGCGCCATGCCCTGATTGTCTGTGTAGTGGTAATTGGCTGTATCAGACTGGCGCTGCCGCTGCTGAATGGCCACACCTGACTTCTCGTTGCCCGGTGCGCCCATCTCGGCCTGATACTGGCCGGTAACCATCTGCATCCACTGGTCGGCGGACTGCATGCCCTGCAAATGCCCTGTCGAGCCAGACGGCGGATCAATGCGCGTGGGAACGGGCAGAGTCGCGGCGGTATCATGATCAACCGCATTATATGGCAGATACGCAGCATTGCTGGTGTTCGCAGCAGCCCACTGCTGTTCGTACCCCTCAATGGCTTCGGCACAGGCCAGCCACGGTGCTTTGGTCTGGAGCGCAACGCTCTCCACAAAGGCGCTGGCCGTATAGTTGAACATGCGCTGCGGGTCGATCAGGAACCGAACAAGCCCAGCATAGTCCGCATCATTGCCGTCTGTTGCGCATGTCTCAATCCCCACAAACGGGACCAGCGGGATCAGGGAAAAGACTGTGTCGCCCTGCGCAATGACAGCGTTGCCAGCAATGATGATCTTCTCAACCGCATGAGAGGTCACAGGCCGTGACGGGGCTTTCATGCCACGGAAAAGCTCCACCATCTCCTCTGGCATCTCGCTCTGCCGCATCGGACCGTCTGGCGTCATCCAGAGCGTGTCTTTCTTTTCGCTACGCCGGTAATAGGTCGCCACCCTGACGGTGTTCTCGCTCACCCACCCGCTATTGGACTCAATGCCAGATAACGGGTCACGAGAGATATCATCGTGTCCTGGGTATTGCCGGTCAAACTCGGCGCGATCCATCTCCTCAACAATCATTGCCCAGTTTTGATCCGAGTGATCTGGTTCGCGGGCGGCTGGGTCGAAATAGACATTCAGTGGATTGGGAACGGATTTTATGAAAAAATCCTGATCAAACGTATCAGCGTCCGGCACGTAGTCCGTGACGACATGAACCCAGCCAAGGCCTGAGCGTACTTGCCCCTGAATGGCGCAGGCATACGCGTTCTGCTGGGCGTTGGACTGATACTCGATGTGCCGCACAATGCCTTCCAGCGCATCTGCCGCCTCTGACATCGCGCCAAAACCGGTCGCATTGACCTTGACCCCCATCTGAGACTGCCGGGCTTCATTCTCAACCTGAAAGACATGCTGGGCAGTTTTGTTGATCGTCAGGCATGGACGAGGCGATCCACCGAATGTTCCAGAACGCGCTTGATAAACAGCATCATCCCACTGCGCATGATTGTAAGCATCGGCATGGAAGAAGCGTAGGTCATCACGTGCCCGACTGCGCCACTGGCTCGTATGCGCCTGCGACTCATCGTAACGTTTCTGAACTTCAGCAATCAGATCAGCATTTTCGACCATAATTCATGTAGTACCACAGCATATGGGAATCTGTACAGTAAATTAGGAAGAAATTCCTATGCGCTCATCCAGCCGGTTCCGGTGGTGGGGATTTGCAGGCGGGGCTTGACTGGTTGTCTCAGCATATCGCCTTCTCGGTCGCGCAGTCCGACAGCCAGATAGCGGAATGCGTCAGCATAATCTGAAGCCCAGTCATGCAGCGGCTTGTCACGGAAAACCTTATTCTTGTCATCCCATGACTTGCGATACTGCTCGAGCGCATCAATGCCGCGCTGGCACTTTTTTTTGTCGAACCTGCAACGAGGCAACAGAGCTCGAGCTGCGCTGATACCGTCATCAACGCCAGTCCGCGGCAATATCCTCATCGGCTTGACGCCCAAACTGCGCAAGATATCAATTCGCCGCTTGCCGGTTCCCACATCACCATTTTCCGCGTCATGCGGTCCGATATGCTGCTTGTAGGTATAGGGCTTTTCCGAAAGCTGCTTGGCGTACCAATCAAGCCCCATGCCAGAGCCTGCAATGCAATCAATCACAGACACTTCCGGTCCGCGCTGCTGGGCAATCCAGATGACGGTGCTGTCGCCATAACCAAGATCCCACGCCGTGACGCACGGCAATGACGGATCATATGGTACGTCGCTAATCCTCCCTGACTCATATAGCGCCTTCATGAGCTTGCCGTAGTAACTGCCCTGAATGGCCGCATCGAAGGAGCAGTCATATTCCTGCTCATATTTCGCGTTGCCGTCGTCTTCGCCATACTGCGCCACAAGCTGTCTCTTTTCTGCCGCCAGTTGTTCGGGCGTGAAGCGCCCTGTCTTTTCAACGTTCGAGACCTCGCAGAACCAACCTGGTTCGTCGCGCATGGCATCGAAGAACGTCTTCGCATGGTTGCGCCCACGCGGTGTGGTGATGAATATTGCCCACCCACCATTCTCCAGAAGGATAGGAGAAAGGAACGCCCATGCTGATGGGTTAGCTAATGCCCATTCTGAAAACACCACTCCGATTGGCGTTGACCCCACAAGGCTATTGAAGTTGTCAGACCCCACGACCTGCCATGTCGATCCGTTGATAAACCGGATGAACATTTCCTGCTCTTTGGTCGTGGCGCGGATCTCTGCTGGGAAGGCCTCATCAATGCGCCGGCGTCCCGTGTGGGGGTTCACCGCGTCCCAGATCGCTTTTCGTGCTTGGCTAGCTTCTGGAAGCATGTGCCAGTAGTTGCCGACCTTCGTGAGGGCAGACACTGCGGCCCAGTTTAGAGCTACATCATCCTTGCCCCATCGGCGGTGGGCAACTTCGTAGGCGCGCCTGCCGCCATTCTCGAGATAGGTCCAGAGAGGCATTTGGCAATCACGAGGATGCCAACCATACGCAGGAATTTGGAGTTCAGCCATCGCTCAGTTTGCGGATGACGATCTGGAAGGGCTTCCCACCTTCTGCATTCTCGAGCGCCACCGTGTCCTTTGGCTTTCCCCATGCGCGGTCAAGCAACGCATTGGCAGCAGAGACAACAGCACTTTCAGGAGCAGTCTGACTGCTGGCTATGCGAGCAAGAGCCTCGATAGCTGTTGTTGTGTGAGAGCGTGCAAGCTCCACCACTTCCTTGAGAGCTTTTGGCCTCCCTGTTGGATTGCCAGATTTCCCCTTCTGAAATGGTTTACCCACCGGCGGTTTTTTCCGCTGCTTGCCGCTGTTAGCAGCGGGCGCGTCACTCACTCCAACCCTCCAACCATAATCTGCACACACCGCCGAACAGGCCTGACTGTGTGCTTCGAAAACTCATTCCCGCCGATATGCCACCCGCCGCACTCGCGGCACGGATAGACCTCAACGGAACGCTCCCGATCCCTGCGCATAATGCGGGCACGCTGTTCAGCACGCTTCCGGCTGTCAAACCGCAGCTTGCCATCGCAGCGCAGGGAACCGGTCATTTCCTCGCCGCCTCCACCGCCACCTTCTGCGCCTCAGTCAAAGCCACCCCATGCTTGACCTGAGTGGCCGCACAAGCGACCGCCCAATTCCGAGGTGGCGCATAAACTCCAGCATTGTTGGGGTGGCGGCAATCACTGGGATTTTCAGGATTTTACATCCCAAAATAGAATCACACCTCCCGCAAAAAGTACAGGTCTTTCTGTACTCCCTGCTCTGTTCTGGGTGTTTTATTCCGGCCCTTTGAGCCAGTCGGCTTCGAGCGGCAGGATTTCCTCGTCTAGTAGGCCGGGCTCTGGCTCGTGGCTGGTCACGCCCCCTGCGACCGGCGCCAGAGGTTTAAACGGGTCCTGCCATTCGTCCCAAGGCACCTCTTCCCACTCATTAGTTCCAACTTTCTCGAACATACCCTTAAATCCCCCTACATTGCCCGCTGATGATTTCCGGCTCCCACGTATGCTCCGATTGGTTTCGGGTGGCTGTGGCGGGTGCTGTGGCTGTTTTCACCACGGTTCACTTCCCTCGCCCTCGGCTACATCGCGGAACCACGTGCCAGGTCCGTCAAAGAGCATCTGGATGGTGCCAGTCTCGCCCTGCCGGTTTTTGTCGATGATCCACAGAGCTTTCCCGCGCACCGCGTCCTTGTGCTTTTCCCACTGATCGACGCGGGTCATCCAGGCATCCCCGCTCTCTGTGGGCTTCTGCTTCGGCGGCCCCTCTTGGTCGAGATAGTATTCCTCGCGATAGAGCAGCATGATGACTGAAGCGTCCTGCTCCAGATTGCCACTATCCCGCAGATCAGACTTCGACGGGCGTTTATCGTCGCGCTTTTCCACCTCGCGGTTAAGCTGCTGCAAGGCGATGACCGGCACGCCGAGCGTTTTCGCCAACGCCAGCAGGTCCGCACTGATTTCCGAGACCTCGGCATATTTGCCCTGCTTCCGAGCCTGCTGCGTCCCGCGCATGAGAGCCAGATAATCCACCACGATCATGGAGAGCCCCTCTTTGGAGCGGGCCATCCGCCGGGCAATCCCATAGAGCTTGGCCACCGTGATGGCTGGGGTGTCGTCAATCACGAGCGGTATGTCCTGCGACTGCCGGGCCGCCACGACCATGCGGTCAAACTGCTCCTGACGCAGCGGCGTGCTGGCCGAGAACTTGCCGTCCTCAAGCTGGCGTCCACGGTTCTTGCCGGAGCGAATGCAGATCACCGGGATCTTAGTTTTCGATGCGATGATGCGCTGGGAGATTGCCTCGGCGCTGACCTCGCCCGACCAGTAGAGCACCCGCTTGCCAGTCCGTTTTGCCGACCGGACCGCAATGCCAACGCCTGCCGCCGTTTTGCCCATGGCAGGACGCCCGGCGATGATCGTCAGTGTGCCCGGCTCGAAGCCGCCAACGATGTTGTCCAGCCCCTCATAGCCAGACGATACGCCGACAATCCCGTCCCGCTTGGATGCATCTTCCGACGCCTGCAGAACGCGCTGGATGGCATCGGAGAGCGAAGACTGACGCACGTCTTGCCGCCCATGCGCCAGCGTCAGCAAACCGTTCTCGACGTAATCGACCACCTCGTCCGGTGAGTTCCCGTCTGGGGTGACGATCATGTCCCGCATGTCAGCCGAGAGCTGGAGCAGTTCGCGCTGGACCCATGCCTGCCGGATTGCTGTGGCATCGCCCTTGACCGTCGGCATCCCGATAAACGAATTCATCAGGATCGGCACCAGAGCCTTGAATCCGCCAACGTCTGCCAGTCTGTCCGCGCCGTCGATCAGTGGCTTCAGCGTCACCGGGTTGGCGACACCGCCGGTCTGGATCAACCCTTGGATCTGCTCGAACAGCCATCCGTTCACCGGGCTGTAAAAATGCCGGGGCTCGAGGAAGTCGCAAACGGCCTCATAGGCCCGGTTGTTGGTCAGGATGGCCCCAAGGACGGATTGCTCGGCGGCAAGGTTGCGCGGCATTTCCGCCTGCACCGCAGCAGCATCGAAAAGCCCGCTCATGCCGCATGCCTTTCGCGCCACTCAGCCTCGAACAACTCGAACGGCTTGCGCTTCTCGCGGTGGTTTGAGCACCAGAGCACGTGGTCCCGGTAGGCGTCCTGAATGGCTCTGGCGTCCACTGGCTGCTCGGTTGCCGCAGTCACCACACACCCGGTTCGGATCGCTTCGGACACCGGGACGTTGAACCATGCCGGGGCTTTCCCCTTCCCACTCCCCCGGTCGCACCGCTGCTGGACAACCGACAGGATCACCTCACGGGCCGTGGCCAGCGAGTGACCGACAGAACGGGCATCGGCAAGCCACTGGCGAACGATGCCGGTGGGCGTCATGGCGTTGGCTGGGTTGTGCCCGGCGATGGCCAGCACGTCATTACCAAGTTCCATCCAGTTGGCCGAGACCCAATCATCAGGATCATCTTTTGCAGCGCGCGCGCTTTTACTTACTGCTTCTGCTTCTGCTTCTGCTTCTGCTTTTGTCCGCGTGGGGTTTAACCCTTCGCTTAAGCCGGGGGTTAACCCCTTGTCGTCATTTTGGGTTAAGGCCGGATTGCCTCCCTTCTTGCCATTTTCGGCAGATTTCCGGGAAATTCCAGCGTCTCGAACCATGCGGCGAGAGAAGATAAACCCGTTTTCATCGCGAGAAAAAACGCCGTTGTTTTCAAGTTCTTCGACAAGTTTTTTACATTTCTTTTCAGAAATTCTGGAAAGTTGCGCGAGTTCTTTTGAAGAAACTTTCGTTTTCCCGATCGTTAAAACGCCTTTTTCCTCTGCATCTGCCATGATGCAAAGCATATCCATCCACAGGCCGCGGGCCTCCAGAGAGCATAAATTAAGCGCAGGATCGCGCTGCCAGTCCTGCCACCAGAACTTGGACCAATTGCGCCCGGCCATTAGTTTGACCCCGTCCATTCACGTGCGTTGCGGAAAAACATTGCCTCGGTCTCATAGAGTTCACCCACTTCGACCTCGGTAAAGCCATAACCGATAGCTTCATCTAAGGCCGCTATGAGCGCACGGCGCTTCTCAAGAATGCGCTGCATGCCCTGCACACGGATTGTGTTTTGAGGTGTAGAAAGCGGCTTTAAATTGGTGCATTGTGGTGCTATCGCATGAGCAGCCATCGTCTTGTTACTCCAAGAAGTTGGTCAGAAAGCCGCCCGGTGTTGACGCACCGGCGGCTTTCGTCGTTTTAGCAGGTTCGCGCAGGGTTGGGTACTCTGTGCTGGTGGGAAAACTGGTGTTTCTCACGGCAAAATCTCCGTAATCGTCACGACGGTTTTCTGAGCGCAGAGCCGAGCCGGAACATGCTTGACCTCAAGCGTGACATGCTCCGACCCATCGTCCACGACAAAGCCCATCCCGCGCTTGTTCTTGACGCGCTGGCGTGTCCCCGGCTTGCGGACGTTCAGCAGGCGCGGCGTGGTCAGGCAGTCAATCAGCCGCTTGGCGCCACCCACCAGATTGTCCGGATCAGGCGCACGGACGCCATGCCGCTCAATCAGGATGTGAGCGCGCTGCATTGGCTCCGTGAGCGTCTGGCCTGCCGTAGCTGCCATGACCGCCCGCTGCATCGTGCGCTTGTCTTTGGTGGCTGCTCTCCAGTGCTGCCTGAGCGTTCTATTCGGGAGCGCGTAGGCAAAGGGCAGCTCGAAACGTATCGTCCTCATACGAATTTCCCCTCTGCGTCTCGGTGCCGCCCACGCTTCAGGGCATCGACCTGAAGGCGCAACCGTCTGTTCTCCTCGCGTAGGTTTTTGTTCTCGCGGTCACGCCGGGCCACTGCGCCAAGGAAGCGGGCATTCTCTGCCCGCAGCTCTGTGTTTTCGCGCCGGAGATTAGTATCGGGACGCAGGAAAGATTTCAGCATACCTACAGCCCTAAAGCGCGGCGATATATGTCGAGCAGGCTTTCCTGCTCTTGCACCTCAGAAGGGTCTTGCTTGCGAATGCGGATGATCTGGCGGATGGTTTTCACGCAGAACCCGGCACTCTTGGCCTCGGTCATGATATCCTTGATATCGCCGGATAAAGCCTTCCGCTCCTCTTCGAGCCTTTCGGTTCTTTCTATGATCGACCGCAGGCGATCAGCGGCAATGCCGCCGACTGCGGCATCATCGCCACCGGAAAACTGGTTATGCTCTTTCGGGAAATCAGTCATCGGTTCATGCCTTTCAGGGCCGGCACACACATGGGGCGCACGATATATCCAAGCGCGTTGATGACGCTTTCGGGAATTGTTTCAGAAGAGCCTGATAACACTTTTGATATCACCGGCTGCGGTATGCCAATTTTGCGAGACAGAGCGCGCTGACCTCCTTCAAGGTCAACACGATCTGCAAGGCGTTGGCGGATTTCTTCCACGGGGAATGGAGTCACTTCTTCAACTCCTCCCGCGCGGCCCGCAGGGCGCGTTCCATCTTGTCGGCCCACGTTTCCCAGTCACACCATAGAAACTGGATCCACATCACATGCAGGAATGATGGCTCTCCGCGGTGGTGCTGGAGCCATACGAAGCGGCGGAACCGCAATTTGATCCACGGCATTTCTCTCCTTCGCGCTCTTTCCGGCGCTGCTGCACGAGAGCGTTGACCTCGGCAGCGATAGAGTCACAGGAGGCCATCAGTTCGATCAGCGCCTCAGCGTCTGGGGCGTTGGTGCCTGACAGCCAGTTCTTAGCGGCGCGTGGCGTTTTGTTCGCTGCACGTGCCAGCATTTCCTGCGCGAAGCGGTAGGGTTTGAATTCCCTCGCTATCATCGCAAGAAGCGTTTCTTTCACCGGGCTGGAAGCGCTGCTCATCACAGACTTACTCCGGCCCAAAATGGACCGATTTCGGCCCTCAACTGTCCGATCATTCCACATTGCTTTGCTCCATTCTCAGTTTTGCGAAACGAGAGAACTGGAGAAGCCATGAAGAAGGAGACTGAATTTGGAGCGGTGGAATACGGGGGTGAATACGTCACCAACGCATTCTCACCTCTGGATACCGCTGATACCGCGCCTGACCACCTGCACAGCAAAACCCCATATCTCGCGCAATCCCTGATACGGACTGCGAAGATCTGGCGCTGGATGCATCCGCACGCGACCATTGAGCAGCGTAGAGAACTGCTCAAGAAGATCGGCGCGGAAATGGAAGTTGAGTGCGGGGCCATTGGGTGAGCGCGTCAGTCCACGCAGGGACTGAATGGGATCTCGTCATCCAGATCCTGCGGGCCGGAATTGTACCCGCCGCCCCACGAACCGCCCGACTGCTGGCCGTCCTTCTGGCCGCGGTCGCCGCTCTGGGTGCGCTGGCCCTGCTGGCTTTGGCCGCTTTCACTCTTGGGCGTCAGGAACTGAACGCGCCCGCTGAAGCCATCCACGACAACTTCAGTGGAATACCGATCATTGCCGGACTGGTCCTGCCATTTGCGCTCCTCAAGGCGGCCCTGAACAAACACTCTGTCGCCCTTTTTGAGGTGGTCAGCTACGTTGGCGCGGTTGCCCTTAAGAACCACCTTCGCCCAAAACGTGCGCTTCTGCTCCTGCCCGTCCTTCTGCCAGGTATCCGTGCAGCCAAGCGAGATGTTCGCGATCTTGCCGCCGTCGCCAAACGTGCGGACTTCCGGGTCACGGCCAAGATGACCGATGCCGGACCACTGGTTGAGTGTGTCAGCCATCTATTTAACCCTCACATAAATAACATCCCGCCCCTCGCAGTTGCCGTATTGGACCCACACGTCGGGATCGAGCGTGGCAACCCGTTCGAGGTGGATTGGGGAAAATCTCTGCATTCCAAACGCGGACCAGTCGCTCGTGCCGGTCGTGCGGGAATAAGCAATCTTGAACCCGGCGGGCGGATTGGCGGTCTTTTTGGCGAGGGTCATAGCATCGCACCCCGCGCATTACCCCGGCATGGTCCGCACATACGCAGATACGGGCTTTCGACCGATATCTTCGTGTTGCAGCACAGGCAGTGGCGGCGGAACATCCGGGGCTTTGGCTTTGGCTCAGCCCCCGGCTGCGGCCCACTCTTTCCCTTGTGGTCCTTGAGATATCTTTGGATGGTTTCTATGCAGATGCCCAACTCATCAGAGATTTGCTGCTGGGTTAATCCATCCCGGCGCATCGCCACAGCGGACGCCATACGTGCCTCGCGCGCCTCAGTCTGGGCGGTCTTGCTGCTGGTTCTGTGGAGGCGGATCATTGACGAACACCCCCATCCGTACGGCCATGCGTACCCGGCTCGGTGACAGCGCCACCGCCTGGGACTACCGTTTCAGTGCGTGAGGGAGTCGGAAGCTCCTGACCGCAGTTGTTTTCTTTTCGAGAAGGTAAATCTAATGTCTCAAACTCAACCTTCCATTTCATTAAAACTTCTGTCTTTAGATCGGGAAGCTGAATCTGCTTCAAACGGTGAAGTAGAGTTAAAGATTGCTCTTGACGTATTTGGTCCAGAGTTTCCGGTGAAAGGAACTTTGACAGTTCTCGTTCCAGATCATGTGGTAAACACTCAGTTGCATAGCGGAGTGATGCAGCTACCCTCGTCAGTCGTTCGCCAAATTTACGCTGCATATTTTTCGGTACAGCAATCAGGCGTTGGTCCTGCCCTAAAGTAATTAAATACCCGCACTCAATAGCTATGCGCCGGAAGAATTCTTTTTCTTTTGGCGTGTGGTTATTTTCGATCACGACCGCGCCTCCTGTGTGGCGGGGGTGCGCTTGAACAGGTCAGGGCGTAGTTCCTCGCGGGGGATGCCGGTGGCGGCTTCAAGCGCGACGATCCTGCGTTCTGGGACCTTGGTCCAGCGCAGAACCGATGAGTGGGATTTCAATCCCAACAGGCGGGCCACCTTTGCGGGGCCACCGACCCGATCAATTATTGTGCGTATGGTCATGCACGGAATGTGACTTATGGTGACACTTCACGTCAAGTAAAAATGTCACCTAAAGAGTCCCGCTTTTATATAAAAGAAGACACTCTGAGTTTATGAAGCAGACAATGGGACAGCGGCTTTCCGCTTTGAGAGAAGCCAAAGGTGTGAATCAAATAGACGTTGCTGAAGCCACCGGCTTGGGCCGCACTTTTTTGTCCATGCTTGAAAAAGACAAAAAGCAAGGAAGCATTGCCTCTCTGGCTGCTCTAGCTGATTTTTACCAGGTTTCCATAGACTATCTTTACCGTGGCGTTCTTCCGCCGGACGTCGCGCCTAACGTCCATGATGGTGCTGAGGAGGCTGCTTGGGTCGGCCTTTGGCGCGACATGAACGAGCCGCAACGACGAATGGTGCTGGCGATGATCAAAGCCGCCATCAACAGCAATGTCGCCTAACCCCTCCCCCTCGACTCTTACTGCCTTGTTCATGTTCTGAGTATGGCAGAACAAAAGGGGAACATCAACGAGCAAGCTAGCGGCCTCCAGCCAGTAATCTACCAACCATTCTATTCTCCAGAACAATAATTTTCTGATGAGGAATTATTTAAAAAGATGTCAGAAAAACAAGCAACTCATCCAGAAGGGAAGATACTATGAAACTTCCAGAAAGATTTAACCGTCCGCTCAGCCCCGAAGAAATGCGAATTGCACTGGCAAAAATTGCCCTTGCTGCGGGGCAAGCCAGCGGAGCTGTTTCTATTTTAATAAAAAATGGATTTGAAGATGTAATTACTGAGCAATATGGAGGACAATACCTGTCTGATCTTTATAAATGTTCTGATAGAATGCTTTCTTTGATTGAGGAGCTTGTTGGAAAAAATGATGAATTGAAAGAAACAAATGGCGAGTGAGCATGAAAGGGATGTAGCGAGAAGGCTTTCTGTTATTACGGCAAAATTTGACCGTGAAAACAGCCGCAAAAAAAGCTCTGATGAAAACCCTGTTGATTTAGATAGTTGTACTCCTCAAGATTCAACTTATGGTCGCTCCCAAAGGAGAATGGAAATGGATAGCGAGATCAGAAGGCTTGAGGACCGAATTGAGGCCGTAAACCGAGAGGGGCAACTTCGTCTTGACGCTGCAATGGCGCGCATAGATGGAAAATTCGATGCCATGATGGCGTCTATTCAGAATATGGATCACTCCATTTCCCAAACTGCAGAGCGCGTAAGTGGGATGAAGTCTATCATTATTGGAACTGCGATAGCGACTGTTATAGCAATCGTAGGTGCGGTATTCGCTGGCCAAGCATTATGGGCTTCAGGATTTTCATCTGGGCAGACAGACAGGCCGCCCGTAACTTCAGGCCCCAATACAGCTACTCACTAGCGCCCGGCACATCTCCCACACGTCCCAACACCTCAGGCTCTCCGTAATCCCCCGCTTCTTCATCGACGGTCATACGGACAGCCTGAGCGCCTGCCACACTGAGCAGGCCACCCCTCACCTTCTCAATCCTGCGTAACGCATCCTCGGCATCCCGGCACGCAACAGGGGTTCCTGGCTCAAGCGTCGTGCGCTTGCCGACCTTTTTCCAGACATAGGGCTGGAAGATGATTCGTTCGGTGGCGGCCATTGTGCGACTCCGGGTATCTTGTTCCTATTATGTTCTTATATAACAATGTCACCCAAGGTTCGCATAGAGGAAAATTTTTCCTTTATGTCACTTTTAGTCACTTTTCTACTTGACGTATTATGTCACCTTGAGTCACATTTAGCCATCACAACGCAACAGGCGGATGGGCAATGACACAGACGGCTACCCCCGAAAACAAACCACAGATCACCCTGAACATGCTGCGCCAGTGGGGCGCATGCTCTAGCGGGAAATCGTGGTTCAGCGAGAAATTCCCTCAGGGCGCGGAATACGGCGAGACCATGACAGCGCTGTATGCTGATAAAAAATACGGCGATGCTCGGTGGCTGGCTCGTAATGTTTTCGATAAGGCTTTTTCAAAAGAGATCGTGATCTCTGATGTGAATTCTCTGATTGCCCTCACAAATAATGTAGAGGGCGCAGAAGATAACAGCGGCTACGGTGCCCGGATTGGC